GGTAGGCTACCGGAAATATTACAATATTTTTTTGATAATAAAATATTACTAAATAGTAGAAATTATCTTAATTTTACGCTAGGGGCAGTTTATATACCTAATATGCATATTAATGTATTAACTGATGAAATAAAAAACCAGGTAATTGAAAAGTTGAATAAATTTAATAAAAATTTTATTGTTAACACTGAACCTAAAACTGGCTACATATTAAAATTACTTAAACAACCTCACAAGCCGGAATACGCCCGACAATTTGTTGACTATACTTTAAAGCTAGATAAAATACGCGGAGAAGATACATTTAAGACAATTCCGGAATTGCTGCCAATATACGAACTTTATAAGCCGTAGCATATTGCCAATATCGGATAAATATGTAGTATGGATCTAGGTCACTGGACTACTAATGAGAATTTTAATAGCAATAATTTACCTTACGGTTTTATATACCGCATTACTAACACCTCATCTGGCCGGGTATATTTTGGAAAGAAACAAATTAAAAGCGTCAAAAAGCTCAAACCTCTCAAAGGAAGAAAAAACAAAAGACACTTTGAAATAGAGACTGATTGGAAGACTTATACATCATCGTCCAATGACGTTAATGAAGATATAAAAAAAATCGGTAAAGATAAGTTTAAGTTTGAAATAATACGTTTTTGTGATAGTAAGTTTGAATTAGCATATTATGAAGCTAAAATACAGTTTGATCACGATGTTTTACTAAAAGAAGGTTATTATAACGGCATTATAAATTGCCGTATTGGTAGAGCACCAGATGCGTTATTAAAAAAGCTTGCATTAGAGAATAAAAACAGTACAATAATTAATAATGCAAGTACTACCTCTCAAGTACAATCTATATCTAGCTGATTTTACTATAATAGAATCAGAAATATTGCATTTGTTTAAAAACGAATTAACGAAGTACAATATTACCACATACGATAGTTTGCCAAGAAAAGATTACTTAAAGCTTGTGCATTATTTTACGTTATCTACATTATTTAAAAAATATGCAGAACTAGAACATAAAAAGAATACTATATTTTGGATTGATAAAACGACCTGTAATATGGATATCTTAATATTTCTTAAAGAAGTAAAAAAATGTTTCCCTATTTTACTTTATGTTGCAAATAAACCATATAATTCTATATTAATTGGCAAAGATACTGCAGAATACACGGAAATAACTACTGAGCTCAAAGAGTTTCGTTACTCTATTGACTATAGTAGTTATAGCTTCAACAAAATTAAACGGTTTTGCGCCAAATTCGGACTAGAAACGCTTATTTCCACTTTCAAACTATAAAATGGATTTTTCTCTATATATTATATAATATTAAGGCGAACGCAGTGAGCCTTTTAAAAGGTCTGCAAGACAGAGACGAAGGAGCTTTGCTCCTGAGTCCTTAAACATTAACATATAACTTTGTTGTATGTGGTATACTCCTTAAACCGACGACACTTTATATTACTTTATTGCCAAAAAAAATCAAGTGCAAATATACAAAAAAGTCGTAAATATATGTAATGAAAGCAAAAAGTAAGTTTTTAGTAACTCTTGAAAAAGCTCTTAAAGAAGATGATATCGGTTTAACTGATCCTGCGACAGGCACAACTATTAATCCTGCGCAAATGGGCACGGATGTGGGTGCTGCTGCAGCTAAAGTTAACACAGATACTCAAGATTTTCGTAAAAAACTGTTAGCTTTAATGAGTACTGATAAAGAAGCTGCTGCTGCTTTAAAAGATCCTACCAAATTACAAAATTATATTACTAATTTAACAAAATCTGCTACTTCTCAAACAGGTGTAACACCAACAACTACTATACAATAATGAAAAAGTTTGATAAGATTGCTGAGGAAATTTACCGCACTCTGTTAGAAGCGCCTGCTGTTCCTGCTGCACCTGCACAGGCTGCTCAAGGCGCTCCTGCTACCCCAGCTGCCGGTTTACCTCAAGATGGTGGCCCGGTACAGGCTGAACCAGTTGCAGCAACACAGGCTGACCGTTCTCCTGCAGAGACTAAGAACTGGGAAACTACCCTTTTAGATTTAGCTTCTAAAGCTATTGTAAATGTTAAGAACAACCCTAATTCGGTCGATGTTGATATGGAGCAACTCTTAACAGTACCTACTACTTTACAGACTAAAGATCAGAGACTTGATGCTTTAAAGACTTTAGCGGGCGAGGTGTAAGTATCTCTGCTGGAACTGTTGGTTTCTGTCTTTCATTTCCTTACCATTGACGTAACGCTTGTATTGAGCTTTCACTTCAGCGTCATTACCAGTCACTACACCGTCTAAAAATTTAGGAAACTTACCTAATACGCCGTTAAATGCGAAATCTGTTAGCATTTCTTTTTTTGTATTGTCTAAACGTTCCCAGGCGCCCTTTCCGAATTTATAATCAGTTATTTGTCTAGCTCTGTCCGCAGCTATACCAATATCTCTTTTGAGCATATCTATTGCCTGGGCGTTTGTAAGTCCTTGCGGGTAAGCTTCTCCAGACTGCAATTTATGACCAAATGCAATTGTGTTAGTGCCACCTTCAACACTTTTTACTGGATACCATTTACCGTTCTTTAAACCGGATTTGATTCCATTTTCAACACCGGCCATATAATTTATAAAGTCCTGTTTAACCTGGAATTGGCCGCCATAGTAATTAGCAAATGTACCTACATTTTGAGTTATTGCTGGAGGGGTAAAATGTATAGGCGGCGGGGGCGGGAGTGGAGCTGCTTCTGTTTGCATACTTTTTTTATTGCTAACCATAACTATATTTATAAATAAAGTAAATAATTGCGTGATATTAAAATATAGAAACAAAACTTATAGTAGTGAAGATGTACCTATATTTATTTACTTTTTCTCTAAAGAAAAGAAAGACGATTTTATTAACACCCTTTGTACATACACTGAGCCCAATAAGTTTGTAAGGTTTGATAGTGTGGGAGTTGCACTAGTTGGCAATACTGTAATTAAGGATAAAAGAGCCGGAATTTATATCAATTTGAAAACTATGGATGAGAAAAGGTACATACAAAGATATTTGTATGACTCAACGGATGAAAGTAATGCAGTTATTTCTACCCCACCAGATATTAAGCCTCGTATTTTAGAGGAATGGATTGAAAGATATTCTAATCATTTTTTAAGTTGAGTTTTTTATTTTATACCATACTATAAGGTATGGGTAAATTTACATCTACTAAAGTCATTCCACTAGGGTCGGCTGCATTTAGACAGCCTTACGCACAAAGTCATTGTCACTTTATTCACGGGTACCGCTTACAGGCTAAGTTCTGGTTTACCTGTGATGTTTTAGATCAAAACAACTGGGTTGTAGATTTTGGTGCTTTAAAGCAGCTTAAAACTTCTTTAGAGGAGTACTTCGATCATAAGACAGTTGTATGGGCAAAAGACCCTGACTTAGATATATTTAAACAGCTAGAACAACGTAAAATGATTGAACTAGTGGTACTTGAAGACGGTGTAGGTATTGAAAGATTTGCTGAACTTTGCCATAGATTAGCAAACGAATACGTTGATAATTTAACTACAGGCCGTTGCTGGTGTTCTAAAGTAGAAGTTTGGGAACACCCAGATAATAGTGCAATTTATAAAGCATAATATATAATACCTATATGTCTAATATAGATCCTAATACAACTTTATTCATTTCTGATGATTTCGTATTCTACACACTAGAAGGTGAAGGTCGTTATATTGGTTACCCTTCAGTGTTTATGAGAATGGCTATGTGTAACTTAACCTGTATTGGTTTTAAGAGTGAAGACTCACCAAACGGTTGTGATAGCTACGTTAGCTGGTCTAAGAAGAATAAAATGACGTTTGAAGAAGTAGCACAACTCTTTGAAAAGAATGATTACCACGAAAGATTAAAAGAAGGTGCTTTACTTAAGTTAACTGGTGGTGAACCCTTTATTCAGCAGAAGAATTTACTATTATTTGTTAAGTTTATTAGAGATCGTTGGGGTTTCGCTAATTACAGTAGAACTCTTACTGCTAATGATATCGGTAAGCCTAGATTACATATCGACTTTGAAACTAACGGAACTATTATGCCTGATGATGAATGGTCCTGTCTCGGTGTTAATGTAACGTTTACTACTTCACCTAAATTATCTAGTAATGGAGATCCAGTTGATAAACGTTTCAAACCAGAAGTACTACGTTATCTAGTATTACACGATGCTTGCTTTAAGTTTGTTGCTAAGCAAGAATCAGACTTAAACGAAGTATTAGAAAACTATCTTAATAATCCTGATGTAGGTTTACCTTCTAGTAATGTATGGGTTATGCCTATGTGTGGTAGTCGTAAAGAACTACTAGAGGTTGGGCCTGTAGTAGCTGAACTATGTAAGAAATATAATTTTAAGTTCTCGAACAGAATGCACTTGCAGGTTTGGGACAAAGCCCTTAAAGTATAATATATGAGTTACAATCCAGATCCAAAATCACACTTCTACATTAGTTTAGGCAAAAGCGTTATCCGCATTCTTGCGGGTTGTGCTTTGTTTGTAGGGCATACAGCTTCTGCTGGTGCTTTATTAGTAATTGCTGAACTTCTCGGTATTGTCGAGGAGGTAGTATGAAGCAAGAAATAAAATTCACATATACGTTAGAGCATACTAATGACGATATTAATGTCAGTGTGCCTCGTAAAATTGAAATTATATTTGACGGTCAAGCCGACTTAGAGGAACTAACAGAGCAGTTTAACGCTTTTGTTAAAGCTATAGGTTACAACCCACCTCACAATTGTGTACTTGATTGGGTAGATGTG